TTGGGCAAACAGAGGTTTAAATATGTGGACTGTCACACAAGCCACTACATCTATTGTTTCTGGAACGGCAACTTATTCTTTCGATGCTACTTATGTCGATCTCTTGGAAGTTGTTTTAAGGAATAGTAGTGGTACAGACTTCACATTAAGTCAAATGAGTAGAAGTGAGTATTTAACTATACCTAATAAAGCAAGCACTGGACAACCAAGTCAATACTTTTTTGATAGACAAACTATTCCTACAATAACTTTATGGTCTACTCCAGATGCTTCTTACACATTAGTTTATTATTTTGTAAGTCGTATTCAAGATGCAGATAGTTTAGTTAACAATGCAGACACACCTTTTAGATTTCTACCTTGTATGGTGGCAGGTCTTGCTTATTATTTAGCAATGAAAAGAGCACCCGAAAGAGTTCAACTATTAAAATCAGTTTACGAAGAAGAGTTTCAAAGAGCAGCAGCCGAGGATGCCAATAGCACTCCTTTAAAATTAACACCTAGCATGACTTACTATAGTTACTGATATGGCAAGATACGCAACAGGAAAAAAAGCATGGGGGTTTTCAGATCGTTCTGGATTTCGTTATCGCTTGCGAGAAATGAAAACCGAATGGAATGGTTTGAAAGTAGGTCCTGATGAGTATGAAGAAAAGCACCCACAATTAAAACCTAATCACCCAGGCCCAGATCCGACAGCCTTGTATCAGCCACGACCACATCAAGATACAGAATTAAATATATTTGCAGTTTATACAAACACTGGTGATGGTATTATAGGAAAAAAGTTGACAAGTTATGAGTCTACGGCTAGTGTTGGAACAGTTACAGTGAGTACATCATGAGTTTTACATACACCACACTTACACAATCTATAAAAGATTGGACTGAAAATGATGAGTCTACTTTTGTTGCAGAAATTCCTTTTTTTGTAACAAATGCAGAAGAGAGAATATTCAAATCAATTGATCTCGATTATTTTAGAAAAAATGTAAGTGGTGCTATGACTTCTAGTAATAAATTTCTAGAAAAACCATCAGATTATTTAGCATCTTTTTCTTTATCTTATGTTGATTCAAGCAGTAATAATGTTTTTCTTTTACAGAAAGATGTGAATTTTATACAAGAATATAACCCTAATCCATCAACTACAGGCTCTCCCAAGTATTATGCATCATATGATGTGGATACCTTTATAGTGGCTCCTACTCCAGACTCTAGCTATTCAGTGGAGCTACACTATTTTTATAGACCTGCTTCATTGACGACTGTTGATTCTGGTACAACTTGGATAAGCACTAATGCTCCAGACGCTTTACTTTATGCTTGTTTAATTGAAGCCTACACTTTTATGAAGGGTGAAACAGAAATACTACAACTATATACGTCAAGATTTACTGAAGCCTTGTCTAGATTAAAAGTTTATGGCGAAGGTCAAGAAAATACTGATGCTTATAGAGATGGATTACCTAGAGTCAAAAGACAGTAAAGGTACCAAAGTGAAAGATAAAAGTGTAGCAATTGTTGGGCTAGGTAATAGCTTTTCAGAATATATTTTAGCAAAAATTAGAAGTGAACATTTTGATGAAGTCTGGGCAATAAACTCAATGTCTGGTGTAATTTATCACGATAAATGTTTTATGATGGATCCTCCTTCTCGTTTTTTAGATCAAAAGTTCGCAGGTAAACAAACAAATATTATGAAACAAAGGTTAGAGAAAAAACTCGACATACCTATAATTTCATGTGTTTTGGATGATAGATGCCCAGATGTTGTTGAATTTCCTTTACAAGAAGTTCTTGAAAAAACTAAATATCCATATTTAAATAATACTGTGGCTTATGCTCTCGCTTATGCTGTAGCAAAAGAGGTATCTGATATTCATTTATATGGCATTGATTTTACTCATAAAAATGTAAACTTTGCTGAAGCGGGAAGAGCTTGTTGTGAATTTTGGTTAGCTATAGCCACTACAAAAGGCATAAAACTTCATGTAGCACACAACTCTTCTTTATTAGATACTAATGTTCCAGATGATCAAAAACTGTATGGTTATCACAGACTAGATGATCCTATTGTTTCAACAGTAACACAAGGTAGTATGTTGATCACAAGAAAATCTAAATTAGAACCCCCAAATCCAATAGAAGAAACACCTAATATAGTTGGCAGAGAGGATATACCAGGAGTAACTTATGAGGAGTAAAAATGTTTGAATTAGGTATAGGTGATGTAGGAAGTGTTAATGTTATGACTTCAGATAAAGGAGGTCTAACAAATGAGCAAGTTGCTGATTTAGCTGTTGATAAAATAGTTAGTATATCTAACGAGGCTCCAGCACATATAAGGCAACAAGCTAATCAATTTAGAGAACATCTTAAAAATGTTCTCTATCACTACCTGCTCTTGGCAAGAAAAGAAGAGCGTGGTAGTATAATTCAAGTTCTAGAATCAAGTGGTCATAAAGAAATGGCTGAATATATAAGGAGATTATAATATGGCAATAGCACAAGCAATGTGCAATTCTTTTAAAAAAGAATTAATGTTAGGCACACACAATTTCGCAACAAATGGTAATGCGTTTAATTTGGCTTTATTTGCAGAAGGAAGTGGTGGTAAATCTTCTACTACTGCAACTTTAGGCTTTGGCTCAACAATTTTTGTAACAACTGGAGAAGTTGCTTCAAGTGGGTCATACGTTACGGGTGGTGCTGCTTTAACAAAAGTAGCTCCAGTAGTCGCTACCTCTGCTTCTACTGCAACAGCTTTTGCAGACTTTGCTGACCTAAGTTTTACAACAGCTACAATTACAGCTATGGGTGCGTTAATTTATAACGATACTAATGGTAATAAAGCTGTTTGCGTATTAGATTTTACATCTAATAAAACATCAACATCAGGCACTTTTACGATTCAGTTTCCAACAGCAGATGCAAGTAATGCGATTATAAGGATAGCCTAAATGTCATCTCTACAAGGTTGGGGTAGAGGTACATGGGGTCAAGGTCCTTGGAATGAAGAAATTAATGTTGTTGTTACTGGTGTCCAAGGAACAGGTGGAGTAGGAACTCCATTAGGGATCCCTGGTATTTTTGTAAATGCTACTGCTGTATCTGCTACTACTCTTTTATCTAGGACTTCTCTTACAACGATAGTACATACTGTCACTGTTGTATCGGGTAATCCTTCAAATCATCCGTACTATAATGTTGGATCGAGCAACAAGTTTGCAATCGGTGGTTCAACAGCTACAGCCGATGTGACTTTAGATTTACAAGAAGGAAACACTTATCGCTTTGATCAAAGTAATAGTAGCAATAATGGTCATCCTTTAAGATTCAGTATTACACCGAATGGATCTCATGGTGGTGGTTCTGAATACACAACTGGAGTAACAACAAATGGTACTCCAGGGTCAAGTGGTGCTTATACTCAAATAGTAGTAGCCCTAGGTGCTCCAAGACTATATTACTATTGTACTAATCATTCTGCTATGGGTTGGACGGCTAATACGCCAGGTGCGGTTACAGTAGATGCTCAAACTGGAGCATCCGTAACTACTGTTGTTGGTACAACAGCGGTAGGTTCAGAAAATGTTAGAGCAGAAGTAGAAGTGGGTGTTACATTAGCGGCGGCACAAACAACACTATCGAGTGTTGTCACAATACCACAAAGTGTGGTATTCTTAACTGGAATTAGTGCTACTGGTAGCACAGGAGAAGAATTAGTATATAGTTTAATAGTTCCAGATCAAACGGCTAACTGGCGAGAGGTGGCATAATGGCAAGTACATTTGTAAATAATTTAAGACTCGAAGAGATGAACACTGGCGAACAATCGGGACAGTGGGGCACAAAAACAAACACTAACTTAGAGCTTGTGGGTGAAGCGTTAGGATTTGGCACAGAAGCTATCACAACAAACGCTAATACCCATGCAACAACAGTGGCTGATGCTTCTTCTGATGCAGGAAGAGCAATATATATTATATACACTGGAACATTAGATTCGGCTTGCACAATTACTATTGGTCCTGACACTTTGAAAAGAGTTCATATAATTAAAAATGGAACAAGTGGATCACAAAACATAATTATAAAACAAGGATCAGGTAGTGGTGCATCCATTACCATACCTCCAGGAGACACTAAAGTTGTTTCTTTAGATGGAGCTGGGTCTGGAGCGGTAGTCACAGATGCCTTTTCAAATGTTAATTTAGGTGGCACAACCACTATAGGTGATAACCTTACACTTAATACTGATAGTGCCGTTGTATCCTTTGGTGCAGATGCCGACACGACATTGACTCATACAGATGGTTCTGGACTTACATTAAATGGCACAAATAAAATTATGTTTAATGATGCAACTCAATTTATTCAAGGTGCTAGTGCTACTGTACTAGATATTGCAGCAACAGACACAATAGAATTAACTGCAACAAATACTGCAGTAGTAGGAACTATGGGAGTTTCTGGAAAAATTACTGCTGATGCTGGGATAGATATTGATAACTTTAATATTGATGGCACAACTATAGCTTTATCTACTGGTGATCTAACTGTAGATGTAGCTGGAGATATAATCTTA